CAGCAACAAACCATTTGCGGGAGCCGCTAAATTCTGACGAAGAAGGTCGACCGCAGTCGAGAACCTCGGCGCTGATGCGGCTGGGAAGCCCTGTGGTTGACAATATGTGGGATTACGACAGGCGCCCAATTACCATCCCCATTGTTGGCGCACTGTCCGCGCCGCTATGACGGCCCCGCTCCGTGCCATCTGCGTCTACCGATGTCCGCTAGCACAAGTCAACATAACACCACACAGCTAACTAAAACACTGCCGCCAAGCACATGCAGCCAATTCCCAGGTAATCCGCCCATGCCCCCTTCGCCATCGCCAGCCGCCGCGCCACCCGCCACCATAAAAACCGGCAACCTCTACCGCTCGCTGGCCATTGCCAAGCGCGCCGAAGACGCGACGGCCGCCGAAGACCGCACCATCGAGCTCGCCTGGGCCTCCGAAACACCCGTGCAACGCTGGTTCGGCCTCGAAGTACTCGACTGCACGCCCGGCAGCGTCCGCCTCGACCGCCTGAACAACGGTGGCGCCCTCCTGGTGAATCACGACATCGACCAACAAGTCGGCGTCTGCGTCCCCGGCAGCGTGCGCGTCGACCCGGACCGCATCTGCCGAGCCCTCGTGCGCTTCTCCCGCCAGGAAGACGCCGAAGCCGTCTACCAGGATGTCCTCGACGGCATCCGCACCCTCGTCTCGGTGAGCTACGAGATCCACAAGTACGTCGAAGAAAAAACGATCAACCCCGACGGCAGTGAGACCACCATCTGCCGTGTCACCGATTGGGAGCCGCTCGAGCTCAGCTTGGTCGCTGTGCCGGCAGACCCCAAATGCGGAGTCGGCCGCGCCGCGGGAGCGGAGGAGCACGACACCATTGTAATCCGTAGCGCCGACACCACCCCGCCGGCCACCGCCCCCAAAACCGCCATCAAGGACCGCCCCACCATGGACCCGAACACGCCAGCCACTCCAGACACCACCAGCCTGCAAGCAGAGCAGAAGCGCACCGCCGACCTGCTCGCCCTCGCCGACACCTATGCCCAATTCGGCGCCCGCGACATGGTCGCCGACGCCATCCGCACCGGCAAGAGTACCGAGACCTTCCTGAACGCCGTCATGGGCAAGATCACCGAGCGCCATTCGAGCGCCCAGGCGATCGAGATCGGCCTCGCCGGCAAAGACCTGCAGAACTACTCCATCATGCGCGCCGTTCAGGCTTCGCTGCTCGGCGACTGGAGCAAGGCCGGCCTCGAGCGCTCCGTATCCGAGGCTGTCGCCAAGCGCACCGGCTACACGCCCGAAGGCTTCTTCGTCCCCGTCGAAGCATTCTCCCGCGCCTTCTCGGTCGGCACCGCCGCCGAAGCCGGCAACCTGGTCGGAACGCAACTGCTCGGCAACGAGTTCATCGACGTCCTGCGCAACTCCATGGTCCTCAGCAAGCTCGGCGTCCGCGTCCTCGGCGGCCTGACCAGCAATATCGCCATCCCCCGCAAGACCGCCGGCACCACGGTCGCCAGCTACTCGGAAATTGGCACCATCACCGCCAGCAACCCGAGCACCACGCAAATCACGCTGTCGCCCAAGCGCATCGGTGCCCAAGTCCTCTACTCCAAGCAGGCGCTCATCCAGGGCAATCCGGACGTCGGCATGATGCTGCAGGACGACCTCGCGCAAGGCTGCGCGGTGCAAATCGAGAACCTCGGCATCAACGGCACCGCCGCCTCCAACCAGCCTCGCGGCCTTTTCAACTTCAACGGCGTCGGATCCGTCGTCGGCGGCACCGATGGCGCGACCATCACCTGGGCGCACCTCGTCAACCTCGAGTCGGCGTGTGCCAACGCCAACGCCGAGCCCGACGCCCGCGCCGGCTACCTGATCAACACCAAGGCGCGCGGCTGGTGCAAGCAGACCGTCAAGGGAACCTATCTGCCCTTCATCTGGGACAAGGGCGACACCCCGCTGAACAGCTACCGCGCGGCCGTCACCAACAACGTCCCCAGCAACGGCAGCAAGGGCGCCTCCAGCGGCATCCTCTCGTCGCTCGCCTTCTCCAGCGACTGGCAAGACATGATCCTGGCCCTGTTCGGCGGCCTGGACATCACCGTCGATCCCTACACCCAGGCCGGCACCGGCCAGGTCGTTCTCACCGCTAACCAGTACCTCGAGATCGCGTGCCGCCAGCCGGCCAGCTTCGCGGTGATGACCGACGCCAAGACGGCCTGATTCCCAGCCCGCCCTCCCACAACCCCAACCGCCGCGGCCCCAGGCCGCGGCCCAGGAGACCCCCACCATGCACACCGTCACCATCACCGAACCCTGCCGCGTCCACGGCCAACACCGCGCCGCCGGCGATGTCCTCCCCGACCTCGACGACCAGGTCGCCTTCGACATCGTCGCCTCCGGACGCGGAACGATCGACCCGGCCCGCGCCAAGATCGCCGTCGACAACGCCGCCCAGGAGAAAGCCGCCGCCAAGGCCGCCGCGAAGGCCGCCGCCCACACGGCCGCCACGGAACCCGCCGCCGCCTGATTCCCCCCCACAACACCCGCCCGCCCCATGTTCGACTCCGCCGCCCTCCTGCACACGCTCTACGACACCGGCCCCTACGGCGCCGCGTCCGTCTGCACGCTCGGCGCCACGGAATTCGCCGGCATCCTCGAGCCCGTCGACGTCGAATCCTGGGACGGTGCGGCCGTCGTCGCCACCCATCGCCTGCACTACCAGCACGGCATGCTGCTCGCCGCCGGCGACCTCGTCGTCATCGATGGCGGCACGTACAAGGTCTACGGCGTACCCCAGCGCGACCACGACGCCATGATCGCCAATCTGGTCAAGCAAGCATGATCTTCGACCACGAAGCCGCCATCCTCGCCCGCCTGGCCGCCAAGTGCGCCCCCGGGTCCCGCCTGCTCGGAACCTTCGACGTCGTCGACTTCAGCGATACCTCGACTACCCCGGTCGTCGGCCAGGTGCGCCTGTCCGGCATCGAGCCCGCCGGCCAGACCGGCGCCAGCGCCCGCGTGCATATCGCCTGGTCGTTTGACGTCTACGTCGACCTCCACCGCGCCAGCCCCGCCGAAAAGACCGCCGCCGCCGCGCTTCTCGCCGCCGGCGCCGCCGCCCTTGTCGGCTGGGAGATCGAGCCCGGCCACGCGCTGCAGCTCGCCAGCGCCGACCCCACCGCCTTCGACGGCCGCACCCTGCGGCTCGCCATCGCCTTTACCCTGCCCGCGTACCTCGTGGGCACCTGACATCAAGGAGCAACCACCATGGGTGTAGCATTCATCGGCAAGGCCAAGGTCTACGTGGCCGACTACGCAGGCGCCGCCGCCTTCGAAGGCCGTTCATTCGAGTACCTGGAAAACGTCTCGAAAATCTCCATCAGCTTCGCCGAAGAAGAAAAGAAGCTGTCCGACTACGCCAGCACCTCGGGCGGTGTCGACGCCAGCGTCAAGCGCGTCTCGGACATCGCCGGCAGTATCGACCTGCGCCACTTCACCCCGGCCAACCTCGCGCGCGTCTTCTGGGGCACCACCGCCGTGCTGAACACCACCCCCATCGTCGGCGAATCGGGCTACAAGCTCACCGCGGGCAAATTCATCCCCACCAAGCGCCTGATCAACACCAGCGTCGCCCCGGTGCTGAAGAAGGGCGCCACGACCATCCTGACCGCCGACTACACCGTCACCCAGGGCGGCATCCTGGTCGCCGGCACCATTACCACGGGTTCCGTTTCCTCCGGCGACGCCATCACGATCGATTACACCCCGGTCGCCTCCACCGATGTCCAGGCCCTCGTCAACTCCGCGCCGAACGTCTCGCTGTACTTCGACGGCGTGAACGAAGTCGACGGCAAGAAGTACGTTGGCAAGATCTGGCTCGCCAAGCTCGGTGTTGCGCAGAACGTCGAATTCATCGGCGACGACTTCGGCACGCTCTCGCTCTCGGTCACGATCCAGAAAGACGAGACCATCGTCACCGCCGGCAAGAGCCAGTATTTCGAAATGCAGCAAGTGACCTGAGCCCCGGCGGACACTCCCGATGCGCGCCACCCTGCAAGTCACCCTGCCGGCGGATTCCGACCCGCCGGCAGGGCTTGTCGTCACCGTCCGCGAGCTCACCGTCGCCGAGGTCCGCGGCCTGCTCATCACCGAAGAGCAAGCCGGCGATCCGCTGCAAGCCATGATGTTCGACGGCTTCGGCCTCGGCGATCTGCTCCTGATGTCCGACGCCTCAGCCGCCGAGCTCGAACAATTCGCGCCCAGCGAACTGCAGCCCCTCGTCGACGCCTGCCAAAAGCTGAACCCGCATTTTTTTCGCGTGCGGGCGGCTCTGGCGAGAGTCGCCCGGCAACTGGTCAGCGAATTCGAGCAGACGATATCGACCGCTCATGCTGCCTCTTGATCATGCAACACGGGCACAGCAACCCCTGGGCCTACCCCTGGCGGACCTATGAGATAGCGCTGGAGCTCGCCAACAAAAGGGCGAACTGATGGCCACCCCACTGCAAGCCCAACTCGTCATCAGCGGCAACCCCACCGGCGCCGTTGCCGCTATTGCCAGGCTCAAGACCGAACTCAACGCCCTGCAGTCGCTGGCCGGCAAAGCCTTCTCCTTTGGCGGAGCCCTGGCCGGCGGGGCCGCCGTTGGCGGACTCCTCGCCATAACCAAAGGCGTCATTGACGCCGGCGACTCCCTCGCCAAGCTCTCGCAAAAAACCGGCATCGCCGTCGAAGACCTCGCCAAGCTGCAGTATGCCGCCGGCTTGTCCGGCGTCGAGTCCGAAGCCCTCGGCAAGTCGCTGAACAAGCTCGCCGTGCAAGTCACCTCAGCCGCCGCCGGCGCCCCGGAAACCGCCTCCACCTTCGCCGCCCTCAGTATCGACCTCCGCAACACCGACAAGACCCTCAAAGGCACCGCCGACGTCCTCGGCGAACTCGCCGACAAATTCGCCGCGATGCCGGACGGCCCAGAAAAAGCCGCGCTGGCCATCAAACTCTTCGGCAAGGCCGGCGCCGACATGATACCGCTGCTCAACGGCGGCTCGGCCGCCATCAAGGCCATGGGCGACGAAGTCGAAGCGCTCGGCGGCCTCATGAGCACCCAGCTTGCCAAAAGCTCCGAACAGTTCAACGACAACCTGGACCGCCTCAAGACATCCGCGTCGGCGGTCGGCATCAGCATTGCCAATGCCCTCCTGCCCGCCCTCAACGACCTGCTGCAGAAATTCATCGACCTCAAGACCAGCAAACTCGACTGGAAAACCATCCTCTTCGACTCCACCTTCTCGGACCTGACAAAATCCGCCGATGAGAAGCTCGGCGCCGTCACCCGCCGCATCACCGAACTGCAGAAGGAATTCGAAACCGCCTCCACGCGCCGCAAGCTCGCCATCTATGACGAGATCGCCGCGCAACAGCGCCTGCAGGACTACTACCGCAAGCAATCCGAACGCGACGCCAACGGCGGAGCCACCGACGCCGAAACCTCCGCCAAACGCATCCGCCTGCAAGCCCAACTGCAAACCAAGCTCGGCGAGCTCGAGAAGCTCCGCGCCATCGCCGCCGGCAAAGCCTCCGCCGACATCCTACTTGACGACGACAAGCGCACCGCCGCCCAGATCGCCAACGCCGAGAAGCTCCGCGACGCCCTGCGCACCGCCTGGCAGACCAGCCTGGCCGACGCCAAGAAGGCCAGCGACGAATCCAAAGAGCTATTCAAGCAAGCCACCGACACCCGCACCGCCGGCGCCGACAAAGCCGCCGAGATTCGCCGCGCGCAGCTCCCCCAGGCCGACCAGGACGGCGCCAACTTCCGCGACTTCCAGAACCTCGCCGACAGCGCCGAACAGTCCGCCCTGCAAGCCAAGTTCGCCGCGCAATACGGCCGCGCCGAAGCCGCCGCCAAACTCGCCGACCAAGCCAGCAAAGACGCCGAGCGCGCCCAAAAATTCGTCGACAAGCTATCGGACCCCGAACAGCAAGCCCGCGCCACCGAACGCATTGCCGACGCCAAGGCCACCGCCGACGAAGCGCGCGCCAAGAACAAAGCCACCGAAGCCGCCGCGCTCGAACAGACCGCCCAAGCGCAAGCCGCCAAAATCACCGAACTGGACGCCCAGATTACCAGCTTGCAGACAAAGGCCGCCGACATCAAGGTCAAGCTCCAGATCGATGACGCCCTCGGCGCCATCGCCTCGCTGCAAACCCAACTCAACGCCCTGCAAGATAAAACCGTGACCGTCACGGTAAACCAGCAAACCACCGGCAGCGGCGCCGCCGCCGCTTTCGATTACGCCTCCTACGCCGCCGCCGCCGACTTCCAAAAAGAAGGCTTCGCCCGAGGCGGCTACACCGGCCCCGGCGGAAAATGGCAGCCCGCCGGCATCGTCCACGCCGGCGAGTACGTCATGCCGCAAGAGATCGTCCGCCAGCGTGGCGCCCTGGCGCTCCTCGAGCGCATCCGCCGCCAGGGCCTCGCCGGCATCCTCCCCGGCTACGCCAATGGCGGCCTCGTCGGTAACCTCGTCGTCTCCCCCGTCCGCGCCCAGCAAGCCCCCAGCCGCGCCGCCGCCGTCTTTAACTTCCCGCAGCTCGGCAGCTACCCGGTGACCATGGATACCGACATCCTCGACCGTCTCGAAACCTCCTTCGCCCGCGTCGCACTCCAGAAAGGCGGCCGCCGTTGAACACCCTGAAACTCGGCTCCCTCGTCATCCCCCTGCGTGCCGGCCTCGACATCGAGCAGACCTACACCCTGATCGGCGGCGAAACCACCCTGCGCACCCTCGACGGCACCGGCATCAAACAAGAGACCTGGAAAAAGCTCCGCACCACCATCACCGGCAGCGGTTGGCTACCCGCCGGAATCTCCGCCCTCGACACCACCGCCTCCATGGCCGTCGCCTGCATCACCCCGCAAGGCATCGTCGCCGACGCCAGCCGGCAAGCCACCTTGCCCGCCGCCCGCCGCAGCGACGCCGGACACGCCCCGTGGGCCTGGGCCCTCCTGCCGCACGGCGAGCTCGCCAATACCCCCATGACCCTCGTCGGCAACCTCGCCACCGCCGACGCCTACGCCGGCGCCGAGGGCTACCTCATCCAATACTACCCGCAGCCCACCTGCTGGGTGCAGCGCCCCGTCGAATCCGGCAACCGCGCCGACGCCACCTATCGCTGGGAAATCACGGCAGAGGAAGTTTAGCCATGCCCGAGACCTACCCCGGCACCACCGGCACCGGCGGCCGCGCCGGAGTCTGGTCCGCCCGCGTCACCCTCAACGCCGTCGACGTCACCGCACGGGTCATCGGCGAGATACGGATCGACGCCGAAGAAGACTCTGCCCGAATCGCCGAGCTAACCCTACGCCCCGCGCCGGCCACCGCCTTCGCCGTCGCCGACTGGGTCGGCAAAGCCATCGCCATCGACATCGTGAACATGGCCTCCGGATCCCCGGCGGACACCGCCAGGCTCTTCACCGGCGTCGTCGACACCCCCACTCTCGACCTGCGCACGCGCCTGGTCGGCCTGCGCTGCACCGACGACCTGCAGCAGATCGCCGAAAGCATGGACGCCGCCGCCATCGCCGCCGCCATCCCGGACGGCTACACCTCGCCCGCCATCTTCGACCCAGCCGCGCGCGGCTGGTCAGCTCTGCAAGACCGCCTGTCCACCGTCGCCGCCTCCTGCGACCTCACCCCGACCCGAACCCTGCGCGTCACCGCCTGGGAGCCAAAATTTGCCCCCGACCTCGCCTTCACCGCCGCGCATCTCCTCGATGGCAGCCTCTCCGTATCGATCGCCGGCGCCCACGACCTAACCAACAGCATCGCCATCGACTTCGGCTACCGCTTCCCCCGCGTCAAAGCCGAGACCTACGCCGTGGGCTACGACTACGTCAACGCCGGCACAATTTCCGACTTTTCCGCCGCCCTCTCCT